TGATATTGATGAAGTTAAGTTAAATCCACAATCAGTAAGAAATACAGGTGTTGAAAATCCTATTTCAATAAGATGGACAGGTCTAATCTCGCTGGTTAATAATTCGTTTTTTACTGCTGTCGTTAGTGTTCGTGCCATGTTCCTCGTAATATGTTCTAGTTATGCTTTCTGTACCTTTTATCATGGTAAAATTAAATTTACTATCAGGTTTTTTATACTGCTTTAAATCGTTCAAATTAGTATCTATCTCATCTTCATTAACAATAGCAGTAGCTTCAAACTCGGCACTTACTAAGTGTGTAATTTTGTATTTTTTCATTAAAGAGTTTCTTCAACATCTAACTCAAATTGGTATAATAAATTTCCATCTTTATCAGCACCTACTGTACCAAACTCTTGAATATCATTTATTAAATGCACAGTAAAAGGTACATTGTCATAAGTGACAACAGAATCATTTGTTAATGCTGTTATAAGAGGTGGCTCTATTGTAATTGTAGCTTCATTTGACCCATCGGCTGTTGCATCTGCAACTACCATATAGACTTTAGTATGAGAAGCAAAACTGACAAAATCTCCAGCTTTTAAAGTTCCTGTCATACCATCAATATCTATTGTAGTGTCTCCAACTGCGTGAACACCATTAACAAGAACAGTACCACTAACATTACCTCTAGCATCTTCTAATTCAGGTGGAATTATTGTAAAGTTTTCTTTGCTTGATCTTTGCTTCATAATAAAAGCCATAAGTTCTCCATAAACATCTGATCTTTTTGCTGTAATAATACTAGCAGTAAAGCTAAATCTTTGGTTATCTACTTGTCTTGCTAGTTTTTTTCCTGATAAAGATTTTGAAACAATAGTATTTTGAACAGACTTAATACCAAGTGTTTGAAATTTAGATGTTGATATTGGAAATGCACCACTCATTATACTAACTCACTTCTTCCTTTTTCTGCTAAAGCATTGTTTATTATTCCTGTTATAGTACCTCTGTTTTCTTGTAAAGCATCACTAAATCCTCTTGAATCTATTGTGTTAATTGTAAAGTTCACATTAACTGCTCCACCACCTGTACCTCTAGCTGATTGTGTTATTTGACCTGATGAGTTTGGAACAAATACTTCTGCACCTCTTTCCCCAACTACAACAGGCTGACCTTTTGATACTGCTCCACCATTAGCCATAAATGGTAAAAAGCTTGATGCAAATGACATAATAGAATTTTTTGTTTGTATTTTTTGTTGATTTCTTAATTCTCTATTTTGTGCTTTTATAGTTTCTAATTTTGTTAAATGTATTCCAGCATCAATACTATTTAATATACCTATTTCTCTATTTGTATTTTTTTCTTTTTCTTTTTCTTTAAATATTTTACCAGCTAATAAAAATCTAATAGATTCTTGAAGTATAATTTGAATTGTAAATGCTAATAAATCAACCATAATTTTTTGTGCTAGTTGTTTCATAGACATATTTAAGTCTTTACCCATAACAACAGCTTCAGCTAAACTTCTTGAAAATGCTTTGATACCACTATGTGCCATTTTACCAAGAGTTTCATTTATAGATTCAAAATCTTTTTTAAATGCTGTTAATACATTGTCTTTAATTTTAGTAAATTCTACTGCAAGTTTTTTAGTTTCTTCTGTTGAGCTTTTTAATTTATTTAAAATTTCTTCTACTTGTTTTGCTGAAATTAATGCTTTAGCTTCTAAAGATTCTAAGAAAACTCTTAATTTATCTGTGGTTGTATCTAATCCAGCAGAAGTATGATCTAGTTCTTTTCTGTATTCATTAATTGGTTTTTTTAAATTCATTGATATGCCAATTAATCTGTTGTTCATATTTAAAATATCAACTATGTCTTTTCTTGCGACTAAGCCTAAAGATATTCTTACTTCTAACAAGGCTTGATTTAATTTTGCAAATCCACCAATTACACTACCAAGCATAGCCCTTACTTCATCTATAAAACCACCAATTATAACAACTAATGCTTTTCCTTTACCACCAAGCATTAAAAAACCAAGAATACCAAAAGTTCTGACTCCCTCAGGTAAAGTTCTTAAAAAATCAAAGAGACCTAATAATGATTTACCAACAAATTGAAATATAGGTGTGATTGCTTGTATAATTACAGCACTACCCATTATAATTTGTTTTGTTGCTGTAATAAGACCAGCAGATAATTTTGCTCCAAAACTTGTTAATACTTCTGAGTTGTTTTCTATTAGTTTATTAATTTCTACTAAACCTTGTTTTATAAAATCAAAGAAACCAGCTTGTGCTGTATCTAATCTAAACTTAAATAGTTTATCAGATAACATTGATAAAGTACCTGTAAATGAAGTTGATAGAACTTCAGTAGCTTTTTCAAACTCTCCACCCTCTCCAAAAAGTTCTCTAAATCTTTTTTTTGTTTCTTCTGTTGTGACTTGTACTCCAGCTTTAAATCCTAATAATGCTCTAACACCTCTTTCTCTAAATAAATCTGCACTACCAATACCTGATTAGAATGATCTTTGTATTTGTTCTGCTGTTGTTCTAAAATCTAATCCTGTGACCGATGCAACATTACCTGTAATTTTTAAAATCTCATTTAGTTCTTCTGCGTTCTTTGTGACAACAGCTAAGTTTCCAGCACCAGCTTGAATTTCCTCTAGTGAAAAAGGTACTTTACCAGCAAAATCTATCAACCCTTGAAAAGCTTTATCTCCCTCTTTCACACCTTTAAATAAAAAAGCAAATCTTAATCTTAATTGTTCAACAGTTGAGCCAACATTCAAAATTGATTTTATAGCAAGTCCACCACCAATACCAATTATTGCACCCTGAACAGAGAATACTGCACTTCTTAAATTCGATAATCCAGCCCTGACACCATTAAAGGCTTGTTTGGTTTTATCTTTTGCTAATATGTTTAATACTAAATTTTGTGCCATTATCTGTGCCTTGCTTTATTCATAGCTTGTTCGTGTTCTTCACTTTCTAATAAAAGATAGCCTATCCAATGGTTATACTCCCATTCTTCCATTTGTAAAACTTCTCTTAAAGGTATTTTTAGTCTATCAGCTACAATAAAACAATTCTTTAATTGAGGCTCAGATTTTAGTTTTTTTTTACCTGTTCAGGATTGATAGCTTGTACCATAGCAGTGGCTATCCTAGAAAGTACATCAGAATCAACTTTGTGCATTAAAGCAAGTTTATCTTCTAAAGTAAATATTTTGTTGCCATCTTTATCTATTGATTTCATTACTAGAATATCAGCAAGAATACTGACATCATTTAGATTGTCAGATTTTTTAAATAGCTTATTCTTTTCAGATAGAGTAATTGGAGTCCAATATATTACACTTGGATTACCAGCTTCGTCTTTCCATTCTTCTACTTCTAAATGTTGAACACCTAGAGACTCAAAATGAGATTTTGCAGAATCTATTAACTTCATAAAGTCTTATTAGACAGTACCTCTAGTTAATGCTCCTGTACCTTGAAAAGTGACCGATCTTGTAATTACTGCATCCATGCCATTAGTCACTGACATTCCTGTCACAATACCTGACCCTGTAAAACTTTCATCTCCTGAAGTTGCACCCTCAGGTAATAAAATAAAAGCTATTTCACTTCCAGCAGTTAGTGTTTGTTGTGGAGAGTCAGTTTCATCATAACTCATTTCTAAAGTTCCTGAAAATGATGTTCTGCCACTTACAAATGATTTTGTTGCATCTGATAATGCTGTATCCTCTACAACATCAGCAGTAGTTTCTAGTGTAAAGCCTGTCAATTCTCCGATTGCAGTACCACCAGCTTTAACTACGCCCTCTTTTCCGTGATGTGTTGCCATTTTTTATCTTCCTTTTTACTTGTTGATATATTTTGTTTTTCTTTTTTCCAGCCTAAACTTATAAAACTATCAAGTTGAGTTTCATTAATTTTTATTTCATGCCCATCTTTATATAATTTAATGTCTTTAGCCATAAGTCCTTTTATTAGTTTTCTTCTTCTTCGTCAATATCTTCGTCATCATTATCTTCATCAAAATCTTCTTCTGAGTCATCTTCCCATTTCTCATCTTCTTCTTGGTCTCTTAAATCAGCAAGTAAATCTTTCACTTCTTCGCACATCATTGATTCCTTATCATGTAGCTTTTCAATGCTGTCTATTTTCTTTTCTATCTTATCTATAATTTTATCTTTATTTGCCATATCTTCTCCTTGTTTATGGAGTTCCAGCTTGGAACTCATAAGTACATCTTACAACCATTCTTATACCACCAATAGGAAACAATGTACCCTCGTCTGTTTCTACACTTGTGACTTCTGTATCTA